CGTGTTCTATAAAAACCTTCAACTAAATTCTTTTCTTCTCCACAAACTCGACACTTTCTATCATTGAGCAATAAGTGCCCAAGTTTTAGTTGATCGTCAAATTCCATTATAATACTTGCACTACCCCATAGCAATCAGGTATCTCATGGCATAACTTAGACTCTATACCTTGTTTTAAAGTAATAGCACTCATTGCACATGTAGAACATGCACCACCCAATCTTACTTTAACAAAGTTTGTCTCATGTTCTATCTCTACAAATTCTAACCACCCACCATCTGCCTCGATGTAAGGTATAAGTTCTTCAAGAACTTTCATTACGTTTTCTTCAGTCAGTTCCATTTCCCAAATAATCTATAAGTAAATAAATCCATGTAGCAAATAATATCATTATAATAAGTATTCTAAGATTTTCCCAACTAAGTACAATCATCGATAATCCCACATATAAGAACGATCACCATATTCATCTACATTCCACCTATCACCTTCATTGTCTACAAAACTATCTATATCTTCAAAACCATCTGCAATAAATCCAAATGGTGCCATATCTTGTTCTATCTCATTCTTTCTTTCATCATAAAGTCTTTTACGGATATCATTATCCGTCATTTCTTTAAAATAATCTTGAGCACATACCCATGCAAATAATACAAGACACATTGCTAAATCATCATTACATCCTTCCTCTGCTTCAAATGAATTATGTTTTTGAGCAAAAGTTGTTAATTCTGAAATAATATCATAATCCCACAAAAGTATTTTATCATCTTCAAGCATCGTCTTCAAGTTAGAACAACCCAACTTCTTAACTGCTGCTGTTGTTCTTACACCTAACTGTGATTTCTTACCAGAAAATCCTTGTCCAACTATTTGTCCATTTCTTCCTCGCATAGAAGCCATTAAAAGATTCTCATACTCCAAATCAAATTGAAGAATACTTGCTACTTGATCTCCTATATCATTTACTTCTATTAATAAGAATGCTTCATTATATCCTTTTGCCACATCATGTATAATATTAGGAAATAGCATAGGTTTAATTTCATTATTCCTATACTTTGCAACTACCTTATATGGAAACTCGGTTATATCAAAAACAAGAAAAGCAGAATAATCATTACCTAATCCCCTTGCCACATCAACTGTCATCAAATAACTATGATCTTTCTCTGGTTCTCTGTAAATATCAAGTCCAGCATTTCTTGTTATAGGTTCTTCATATACAAGATTTTTAAGTTTTGCTGCATTTATTAATGTATTAACAGAACCTAAAAACTCACATTCAAACTCAATCTTAAACTGTTGCTCTGATGTGTTTGCAATTGTTTGCTCTTTCCATTCAGCATCTCTACCAGGAACTTCACTCCAATGAACGTCAGTAGGAACATATTCACTCTTACCTTTTTCACTATCGTGCCACATACGATAGAAATGATTCATACCCCTTGGGGTTGAAACAATAATTACTTTAGTACTTTGTCCAGACGTAATAGTAGGATAAACAGAGGCAAAGAAGTCATCAGCAATGTGATTCGGGATGAATGCGAACTCATCAAGAAAGATGACATTATAGGAACCACCTCGGACAGCAGATGAAGACGTAGAGTTAGCAGAAATTTTTGATCCATTCTCCAACTCTAAAGAACCTTTATTCCATGATATTATACCTTGTTGCATCCAGTTAGGCAAATTTTCATATGCAAGTTGCAATCTGCCAAGTAGATCTCTAGCCGTGGACGCTTTGTTTGCCAGAACAGCAATGTTGACATTATCATTGAAAACTGCATAGTGTAATAAGTATGATATACAAGTGGTAGATTTACCTGTCTGCCGAGGCATCTTACAGATATTAAATCTATTTTCATGGAATCTTCTAATCAATTTCTCTTGGAAATCGTACATATTAAAAGAAACAAGTCCCTCATCAAGAGAGACTATCTTTATATACTTTCTAGCAAAATATACAGGATCATCCTTACACTTCAAAAACTCAAGAATATTATCCTGAGAAAATTCTATGGGAGTATTTGCTTTTTTTAAATTGGGATTACCAAGGTATACATTATCATTCATAACCAATCAACTATTCAATATCTTATTAATCCTCATATTTTTATCATCTCTCCAACTATATGATGCCATAATATCACTACCACCACCCTGTCTTACTGCTTGTAATTTTTTGAGTAGAACTTGTTTCTTTATTTGATCTGCTTTCTTCTGTTTTGAATCAATTTGTTTTTGCTGCTGATCATCAGTTGCATTATCATCATCTTCTTCCATTTTTTCACTTATTTGCTCAGTTCCTTTCCAAACACCATTAGTAACAATAGGTTTCATTTGAGTAGGACCAACAATATCCATAACCCTAGCAAAGGTTACACCATCAGAATTCTCAATATTAAGAGATTCTTGACTTAACTCTTGTTTAATTTCTTTTTTCATTTGTTCTCTATCCCTTTGCTTTTCAATTGCATCAGAAGAAGACTGGTTAGATTGCCTAAACTTCTTAACTTTTTCAACTTGCTTTTGGCGAAGTTGTTGTCTTCTTTGAACTAAATCCACTTTATTACTCTTTGTTACTATTATTTAGGAATTGTTGTTTAATCATCTTTGATAAGTCACTAGTAGAACCAACAAACACTGCATTGTTAGTCACATTATTTGTAGTTTTTACTTTATCTTCATCAACTTCTTTAATTTTTTTCTGTAATTCCATTAACTTATCAGTTGTATCAGCAACAGACTTAATAATCTGTCCTGCAACTTCATATGCTCTTGGACTTGCACTTTCACCAGCAAGTTCCATAATTCCATTAAGAGATTCTTGTCCTTTCTCAATCAAAGAATATAAGTTAGCACGAGTATATTCATAATCTTTTTCAACATCATCACTTACATTCTTTGTGCCATCTTTTCTAGTAATACATCCATTTTCTGGTGTAGTACTCACTTCAATAGCACTAGTAGTGTTTAGTGCTTCATCTATAGGTTCATAACTAGACATGGTATTCACTATACGTCAGTTTGTTTAGTTGGACTATATGATAATCCATCATCAAAGAAATCATTAAATTCATTAAATCCAAAGTCATCACCCATCTCAATTTTTGCATCATCAGCAGTAGTTAATAAATTAATAGTTGAACCATTAACATGTTTAGCAGCAATTGAACTATCAAATCCTCTTTTAACAATCATAGTAGTTGCATCTTCTATACTTTCAATTCTCATAATTTCACTATCAATTACAATTCTATTCTTAGCAGCTAATCCAGAAGTAGACTGAACAGTAATTCTAGTTTCAGATGTAGTAAGATCTTCACCTAACTTTGCTGTTTCATCATCATTATAATCTTTAAGTGCCTTAGGTGTTGCAACATATCTAACTTGACGTTTTGCGGTTACAGCAGTATCAGTTGAATAATCCACCTGAACTTTCTTAATAAGTCCATCACTAGTAGCAGCAACAGGACCGAATAGATATGTTTTTGCAGTAAATTGTAAAGTGTAAATTAGTGCTGTTCTTGTAGAGAAATCCCCTTCATATTCATCCCTAAAAGAAATATTATCTAATACTATTGGAACATCTCTTTTTTCTCCAATAGAACTTACTAAATTAATTGTTATATTAAATGATGGTTGAAAATATGGTAATATCTGTTCAATAATTTGAAGTGCATCATCATTTAATTTGGAAAATATACTTAACTCAAATCCAATATTATAAGGAATAGGCATAAAAACTTTTTTTAAATTTGTTCCATCTGATGCCTTAAATGTTTGTGTTATTCCTGATTTTCTAGATGGATCATATTGAATAGAAGTCATCTCAAATGACATTCTAGGAAGAGTTATTGCAATTGCTTTTGTTAGGTTAGCTTGCTCTCTAATTTTTGCAAAAAACTTTTGTTGAGGACCATAAGCAAGTCCAACTTTTGTTTCATCAAGAGTTTCATTATCTTTTCCCTCATGTTTAATAAAAATGCTATTAAACAAAGTACCAAAACCAATAATGGTTTTTCTAATAATTTCGTGATAATAATATGTTCCTAACATTAGTATTGTCCAAATGGGTTGCCTTCAGTAAAGTCAAGTAAATCATCTGCTTCATTTTCTATTTCAGCATTAGAATCAAATGCATCATCAACACTATCTGTACTGTAAGATTCTACAATATATGTAGCAGATGATATTCCACCAACAATAGTTTCACCTGGATAGAACTGTCCAGTATTTAGAGATACCTTAAGATCTATTGGTGGATAAGTCGCATTGATATCAGTACGTATCTTAAAGTCTCTAACTCTCGCTTCAACTCCAGACGTTTGACCAGTTACTATCTCGTTATATATGTAAGTTCCAATTCCAGTACTAGTTATACCACTAAATGCAATAGTAGGTGCAACGGTATATCCAGCACCAGCATTAGTAAATTGTATATCAACTACTTTACCAGCACTCATAACTGGTTCTACAGTAGCAGTAGTACCACCAGCAGGTGCTGCTGTAACAGATATTGTTGGTGCTTCTGGATAACCAACACCTTGTTGATCTACATTAATAGTAGAAATACCTGCATTCACTATACCAAATGTAACTGCAGCACCTGCTCCTCCACCACCAGTTAATACAATTAATGGTGGATTCTCAGCACTATATCCCCGACCTGGATTAATCATCCTTATTTCTTTCAGGGACTTAACACCCCCAAGTGAAGTGGTAATTGCAACAGCAGTTGCTTGAATTAATGTAGATACACCAGGACTCCATCCAGGAGGTGGTGATATTTCAACAAGAGGTGGAGTCTTATATCCAGCACCATCATTGGTTAATGAAATATAACCAATCATTCCAGTAGATCCTATTGAAGCTACACCATTAGCAGTAACACCAGTACCAACTAATTGTACTAATGTAGTATAACCTTCATCTTCCATTGCACTATCAATTTCATTAATAGTGGTATCAATAAGTTCATTCTCATATTCATAAAGTTCACAACTTAATTCATAAGTATAGTTTCTACCTAATTGATAAAAAGGTTTTTCACTTTCAACTCTTTTAATTTCAAATAATCTTTCTCCAAGAGGGAAATAGATTAAATCTCCTTCTTTAGGTCTTGTAACTAAATCTTCAAATGTATAGTCTGTAATATATCCATCTCTAATTCCAGAACTCAAACCTTCTAATATTGGTGCAATAAAGTTTTCAAATCTTTCTCTTGAAATAGTAAGACTTACTTCATTGGTTAATCTCAAACCAAATTTAGTCATTAAATCTGCACCAGGATTATATCCCTCATAATTATTTAAATATGCTTCAATTAAAAAAGAGTCATCAAATTTAGATGACTGAACTTCTCTAATAATATCATCAGTTTTAAATGTTTTTCTAGGAAGGTAATATACCTCTACTCCATAGATACCTAATTGTTCGTTTATTAAATCTTGAACTAAAAACTGCTCGTTTTTAGATCCTTGTAAAAAATAGGAATTTAATGGCATTTTTTATCAACCTATCATATCAAGAGGTGGCATTTCATAATCAGTTGACATTTTAGACAATATTGCCTCTATGTCCCTATCACCATCATCATATAATTGTCTTCCATTTAACTCTATTCCACCAGGAAGTTTAACTCCTTGGAACTTAATTAAATTTTGCCCCCACTGTTTCTTAATTGTTGCTGTTAAATATCTTTTTAAGAAGCTATCATTATAAACACCACTATATGATGCTGGATCTAATGCTCTATAGCAATCAAGAATAATCCAATTACCTTCTTCTTCATCTTTCCAATCAATATCCAAATATAATCTATCTTGCCTTTTGGTATATCTTATTTGTTTATCAGTAGTAAGTAAATGATCAATATCCTCAAGATATGATTTTGTCATAGAATAATTTAAAAGTCCATTATATCCAAGATTAAACGCAACATCATTTAAAAATAATTGATATTTGAAACTAAACATTCCACTAGAAATAGTATTATTATCAAACTTAAATACTTTTTCTACACCAATAACTGAATCTGGAACCTGAATAAAATTAGAGTTTTCATACCAATATGAAGTGAATTTCCCAGAACCACTATCCACAGATTCTGCAGAAGTAGTTACAATACCAACACCAGTAGTTGCCTTTGCTTGTCCACGACTTACATCATCAGCAGTAAATTGATGTTTCAAATACATTCTCTCAACACCATCAAAATGACGTTCATTGAATAATTGAATAGCATCATCTGCTAAATCATCTAATTGCTCATCATCAACATTAATCTCCAGAACAGGAGCTCCTAATTTTCTTAAACAAAAATCTATCAGTTCTTGTTTAGTGGTTGGTTTTGCCATTAATACGATCCTCCATCAATTAATCCAGCAGTTAAAGTACCGCTAACATATGAATCACCAGTAACAGTAGCACCCGTCGATATAGTTTCTAATTTATTAGCTCCATTATGGAATAATTGAACTGATCCAGCCAGATTAAATACTGCAGAGTATGTAGTACCTCCTGATACATTAAAGTTTCCGTTTGCAAAAGATAGATTTAAATTTCCACTACCAGTATCTTTAATATAATTCTCATTAAGTTCATGATATATTGCAAGATCTTTACCTGTCCCCAAGTATAGCTTTGTAGTATCACCTAATATAAGTTCATCTTCAGATTTATCATAAGTAACACTACTTCCAGTGCCTATAAATTGAACATCAGAATAAGTTCTTAATGTACGTGCTATATTAACATCATCTAAATCTGTTTGCCCGTCTACATCTAAATTACCATTAGCATCTATATTACCATCAAATGTTGAAATCCCAGTTATTTTAAGACTACTACCAGTAATATTATCTAATACTAAGTCATCAGATAGATGTAAATCACCACTAACATATAAATCACCTGTAACTGTAGCACCAGTCGAAATAGTGGCAAATTTCTCATTACCATTATAAAATAATTTTACATCTTGATTAACATTAGCTTCAAGATATCTTTCACTATCATCTTCTCTTTTAAGTAATATTTTATCACCACGAATTCTGAGATCACCACCAGTATTTTTCATAAAGGTGTGAGCACCTCCATGCCATATCTCAAAATCAGTATTACTTCCGAATTCTAATCTAGTATTATCATATAATGTGAAATTACTTCCAGATTTATCCCATATTGCGTTTGTTGCTGCACCAATAAATTTAACATCATCATTAAATGTAGAAACACCTGCTACATTTAAAGTATCAGTAATATTAACACCAGTAGAAGAAGTTTCTAGTCGTTTTACATCATTAAAGAATAGAGATACAGATCCACCATCAACTGCTAAAAGATAATCTTCACTACTATCTTGAGATTGTAATCTTAAATCGTTACCAGCAATTCTAAATTGTCCAGTTTCATTCTTTATAGTACTATTACCACTTTGGTGGTATATTTTTAAATCTCCACCTGAGGCACTACCAAATACTGCCTGTGCACTATCATTAAACTTAAACTTACTTGTTGCTTGATCCCATAAAATATCATATGCTGCACCTTTAAATTGTATATCTTCTCTAAAGGTAGTAACACCAGCAACAACATCAATACCACCACCAAAAGTAGATAGTCCTACATGTCCAGATTGACCGACAAAGGTAGAAATACCAGTTATCTCAAGGTTAGTAAAAGTATTAGGTGCATTAACAATTGCTGACTCAATAGTTGCTGTTGTTGTAGCATCCAGAGATGCAATATTTTGTAATTGCCTTGCGTGACTTATAACGGAAGTACTACCCATTGAAATTGCAGTGGTAGCACTAAGAGTTTGTGCTGTTGTTACTCCAGTAAATTCAACACCTGTTGCTTTAAGTCGAGTAAATGTAGTGAGTCCTGTTATATTAAGTCCATGAGCAATATCATTACCCAGGATATATTTTTCAGAAGTTTTATCCCATATTAAAAGTAGTCCAGTAGAATCAGCATCATCTTTTCTTCCAGCATTAATGTCTAATAAGTTATTAACACGAGAAGGTGGTGCAGAAGCATTTGATAATACTCGGATTACATTTTGTGAACCGATTCTGTCGTTTATTGTTGGCATTACCTTGTTACTCCACCTCTAACTAGTGCTGATCCTTCAACAGCTTTATATTCCTTATTTCCTGAAGACAAAATCTTTACATCATATACATATCTTCCAGGTTTTATATTGACAGTAGTTGCAGCTAACATACTAATTGATATAATACCATTCTCTGGCTGAGAAATACTACATGCAAACGCAACTTTAGTTGTGCTTGAAGAATGCTTTCTAAGCTGAGCTGATGCGGCTGCACCTACTAAATTTAAAAATTCATTAGTTCGAGTATCCTCTAACTGAAAGGATGTATCAAAATCAAATCCCTGCTCAATTGTAATGTTGGATACATATACTGCCATTATTACTCAATATACTTTTAAATATTTATAATCTTTTATTTAACACTTCATGTAGAAGAGATTTTAACTCATCAATATCAGATCGTAAGCGTTTAATCTCTTCCTCTTCTGATATTTTTTTATCTTTCAATTTTTTATATTGAGAATATGCATTAACATCATAGTTAATAATTGCACCTGATTTTTCATCTCTATAGAGATGTTTATGCCCTTCAACTCTTATCATTATGCTAAAGCTATAACTCTTAAATCTTTAAATCTAGGAGGATCTGCTTCATTAGTTCCACTAATAACTACCTTAATTTGGAATCCAGTAAACTCATCTAAATCATTAGCAGTAAATTCATAATCTAGGAATTCATCTTTCTTACTTGCACGAACTAATTTATCAGCTCTTCCACTATTCTTAGCTGGATCAACAACTTGAAGTTCAATATCAACATCTCTAAGATTATCATATCCAGGGAATAAATCATATGATTGTTCAACTTCAGCAGAATCTGGTTTAAACAATCTATATAAAACTCTAAAGTCTGATGTTGGTCCTCTATAAGCACCAATCAATACTTTTAAAGAAGTTGATGGATTTTTTAAATCAACTCTTTGAGATATGTAACAAGCAGCATGTGGATCTCCTGTTAATGCATTGGATCTAGAATCTTCAGTGTAATCTACTACTGGATTATTTAATCTATTTCTAAAGAATCTGAATGCTCCACATTGAATGTCCAATACAGGAGATAAATTAGAATCAGAAGTCTTAAAGTTTGTTAATAAAGTAACTGATTTATTTCTTGGTAAATTAGTTAATCTCAATTCTTCATCAACTTTTGATGCGAGTAATCTAGGTGTATCTAATCTATTAAATTGATTAAATTCAACAGGAGTATATCCTTTATCAGTATAAGATACTTCAGTACCACCATCACTAGTTCCAGATACTGTTCTTAATTGTGCGGAAATTTCCGTTCCACTTCCAGGAGTTAATACATTAAATGATGGAGTGAATCCATCATATTGGAATTGTTTAGAAGATTGAATTGTAGTTCCTCCAGCAAAACCTTCTTCAGTAAAGGAAAGTTGTGCTCTACCACTAGTTCTATTTGGAAGATTTGTTCTACCAGTTCTCTTCGCCTCTATTACATAACTATCAATCGTCTTCTGTGCCTTCAATGCAGAAGAAGTTACCATATCATGGGTAGTATTAATTCCAACCAAAGAGAATCCATTAAATTCATATGGATATACTGGAGTATTTACTGCATGATTCACAATAGGGGTTCCACCGTATCCTCTTGTACCAATACTTAATGCATCAACACTTATACCATCATAATATATAACTTCTGGACCTATCTTAACATATCCTGTAGAGGTTGATATTCCTTCTGCTGTAGTAAATGTTGCTGTACTTATACTAATTGTAGTATCAGCAGAAGTTAAAGCACCTGTAAGATTAACAGGAACAGTATTTGGTTCGATACCCTTAATACTAACTCTATTAGTATCAGCAGTCATACTGTGATTGTACTGCTTTACTTCCATCACATTACCACTATATAATTCCCCAAATTGTTCTGAACTAGTAATTGCTGTAGTTGCAGCACCAAGAGTAGTTGTAGTTCCATCTGATTCATATTGAATCAACCAATTACCAGTATCAAATGATTCTCCCTGAACATTAGTTAGATATAGTGTATTAGCTACATCCATTTGATCAACTGATATTCTAGCACCTGAACCTATTTTCTGAGCAGCAGTAGCACCTAAAGATGAAGTTTTAATACCTAGAACATCACCAACACAATAACCTTTATCTGCGGTAGAACCTTTAACACTTATTTGAGTTATTTCACCAGAAGAATTTGTTGTAACAACACCAACGGCACCAGAACCATTACCAGTTATTGTATATAATTCAACACCAGTAAGATCTGAACCAGATGCACTCTGTACATATCCACTTCCTGCATTTGTTATAGTAACCTGTCCTATTCTACCACCAACTTTTTCAATATATCCTTCTGCATCACTAGGAACACTAGGAGCAGTTCCACCAGCCCAACCAGAAACTTTTTTACCTGCTACATATGAGGTTTCAAAACTACCAGTATAATCAGTATTAGTAAATCCAATCTTAAGTTTTCTTGGATATGATTTTATTGCATTAGTAATTAATGTATTCTTTGGATCCTCATCTGTAAGTGCAGAATTATATAAAGTTAAATCACCTGTTGAACCAGTTATAAATGAAGCCTTATAAAGTGTAAATTTAAGATCTTCAAATTGACTTGCTGTCCAAATAGTACCATTCTGAGACTTAAATAGACTTCCTCCAATATATTGTTTAGATATTATAGATTGACTACCCTCACCTAGAGTTCTAGTTTCTATAGTAGGTTCACCCATTCTAGCAGTCCAAACTTGATACTTTTGAGTATTTGGTGCTAAAAGTACAACTGCATATTCCTTTCCTGCTTCTAGGTAAACTGGAGATGTGAAAGTTACTCTTGTGGGCACTGATGCATCATCAGATGTCTTAATAATAGAATCTCCAGTAGAATCTGTTTCTGTCGGATCAAGTTCAACTTGAGCATAATCTGCTACAACTTGATTTGTTGGAGTTCCAAGTTCAACTGTTCTTATTTGAACTGTTATTCTTTGTGTATCATCTTTAGAGAAGAAATATAAATCCAACCCTGTTAAGAATGCTCCACTCTCATCAACAAAGAATGATTGAGCAAGAGGATCGTCATGCTGATAAGGAGGAATTGGGCGTGGTCTTATAATAGTTTTTGTTCTATCATAGTAATTTATAATACCGTTAGTAGTATAATTAGTTTCACCAAAACTCAAACCAGAATCTCCAGCGACTCCAGGTGCATTTGTACTAGATGATGTTAATCTGAATGTACCAGTACCATTGTTAAATCTTAATGGTGGAGTAGGAGTAGTATTTGGATCTCTAACCCAAAAAGCACCATTTACATTTCCAAGATTATCTGCAATCATTCTAACATCAGAAACTGTAGCAATTGCACCACTTGTTAGTCCCTTTAATTGCATATTTTTAGTAACAAATCCATAATAATCACCTCGTGTCTCTGTCAATAATGATGCAATATCTACGTTTAGAACTGTAGAAGACTCTGTATAAGCACCTGCAATTCCTGATGTAGGTTCATATGGATTAACTGCGTACTCTGTTAATGGAGCATTATAAGGACCAGTTCTATGATTTGGGGTTGCAACTCTAAATCTACAGCTACCTGCTGGTGATATTCCAAAACCTCTAACAGTTTCTCCAATTTGGAATGAACCAGATGACATAGTTATTTCAATTAACTTAGGAATTACATCAATACCACTCTTTCCATTAAGGAATGGATAATATCTTACTAATGGTTTTAAACCATTTGCATAAATTGCAACATTTCTAGATCTCATAAATGGTATTGGATCAGATCCAGTTATTTCTGTAGTAGTAGTTTCTCCTACTTCTTCTGGATCTCCCAAAAGTTCTATATCAGCTAAATCATTAAATTTGTCCTCTACCCAATTATCTCCAACAGGATTTAAAGTAATCCTACCTCTAAATACAACAACATTAAATGGGTTAACATTTTCAACCCTACTTGCTTGTGTATTTTCAATCCAAGAAACATTATCATATTTCAATGTAATTAAATCGCCTGTTTTTACAACATTTGGATCTAATAATTGTAAATTTTGTGAAAAATCAGCAGTATCTACATTTATTGATGGATCTAATCCTAATTCTGGTGCATTTGTAAATCTGTTTAATGGAACAATCATTTCATGATTTACTGTATCAATACTAATTTTATTGTCTGGATTTGCTGCATCCATACGTTTAGTATCTTTAAAATCATCAACAAAGAATCCAGATTTAAATCTATCACCAATTGCATCTCTAACTTGGAAACTCTTAGTATCAAGTTCAAGTAAAGTTAAACTAGTAACAACTTCCAAATTAGATAATCTATCATCTATCTTACCAATATCTCTCATAGTATATCTCTTATTTTCTACAAGAGATATTTTCGCATCAGATGCATGATAAAGATAAGCTGGCATATCAATTGTAGCAATATGCATTGATTCATCAAGTAAAACTGGTTCACTTGGTTTTAATGATGATGAACCCTTTACAATTGTATATTTTCCATATTGTCCAGCAGTGGCAGGTAATGCAGTAAGAATTACCTTATCAATTCTTGGTAGATAATAACTATAACCTATTTTACTATCACCTTCAGGAGATACAACAACACTAGATGTTGCTCCTGCAGAACCAAAGTTTCTAGTAGTCCATGCAAATGGAGATTTATCAGTAGCAGCAAATTCAGCTAATCTTGGTCTGAAGTCAAGAGTATCAGTTGCCCGTACATTATTTGCTAAAAGAGGTACATCATTTGAAAATCTATCTTTATCATATGAATTAACAGTATAAACATCTCCAGTATCACTCACATCAACATTATAGTAATTGTAAATTACCAATAACTGTCTAGATGGTGCAGGAAGATTCTTCTTTCTAACTAATCTTGAATAGTCATAGAATTGTTCTCTCTGTCCCTTATCTAATGTAAATCTACTTGTTATATTACTATAACTACCTAAAGTTACTGCCTGTAAAAGAGTTTTAATATTAGATTCATCAAATGTAACTAATTCTCCAGGACTAAATTCATTACTATTTAAATAAACGAATTCTATTTGTTCTTGAGATGGTCTAGATACAATTTGTCCAATAGCACCAGTTTCAGAACCTATCATTTTTTCACCAACTATTGCATTATCCTGCAATTGTAAACCACTTAAAAATGTTAATTTATCTAATGTTGGTACAGAACCATCTTTCGATTCTAAGACAGCTAAAACATTTACTACATCACAATTGTTTAATGAAATTTCTCTATCTTCAACTCTAAGTCCATAGAACTTATTTAAAGATAATCCAGTATCAGAAACTCCATCATCTGATGCAAAACCAGTAACAGGAGTTTGTGTTTTATTGACAGTTAGGGTTTTACTACGAACAAATTCTTTATTTTTCTCTTTAATTGCCTGTTTTTCTACTGTTACATTAACTGTACATGCAGTATTTGACAGTCCATTAATGCTAAGTCTAGTTGAACCTACTTCAAAATTAACTTGTTCGCTAGTTAATGGTTCAATAGTTCCATCAGAATAACTAATAGAATATTTTTGAGTATCAAAATTACTAAAGAATGCAGTTTGTATACCACTTAAATCTGATATGTTTACAGTTAATCCACCACTAGAAGGTGTTTTATTCTTTATTTGAGAAGAAATTACTAATTCAGAATCTTCTAAAGATACATCACAAACATTTGGAATTTCTATAGGAGTATAAAGTCCAGAAGTATCACTATCAATTATTTGTGGTGCAGCAATAGATATATTAGAAGTTGAAGTAAATCCAACAATTCCAGTTGTAATTCCAGCTACTTGAGGAAGACCTATAACAGTTAATGTCTTTAAATCTGCAGATTTACTAACTACTCTATTAAGAGTTGGTATTGTTTTACCAGGAAGTCTATATTTAAGTATAGTACCATCTTTAACAGCACCAAAAGTATTTCCAGGTGAAGTAATAGTACCATTTGAACCAGTTGCATCACCAACTACGTAGAAAGTAGAATTTTTATCAATACCAGGAATATCCTTTTCTCTTAATACGGTATCAGCAGCAAAATCAACAGCAATATCGGTAAAATCACTACTATTTTGATAAACTGATTTTATATCATTTGTACCATACTGTTTTACACTTTGAATGGCTCTACCAAAAGTATCAACTTCATTGACTAATATACTTTCACCTGCAATAAATGTACCAGAAGTTTGAGATAATAATAAAGTTGTTCCTGAAGTTCCACCACCTGGATTACCAGCAAGATATCCAGTAGCATCACTACTGACACCTCTAATAAATGAACTAATAGGACAATCTGTTAAAGATATTTCTGCATTAATTGTTAACTCTGTATATGTTTGAACATCATAAAGATATAAATCCCACTCACTAGCAGCATTTACATAAGGTGTATTTCTTAATCCAAATGAATATACTCGTGCTGTTCCAACACCTACTCCCATAGGAACATCATGTCCAGCTGCTTCTTTTCTCTGACTATTAAGATATACTGTATTACTATTATTATTAATTCCTATTAAAGGAGTTCCAGTTACGTTATTAACTCTTAGTAAAGAGCCCATTTCATATGGAACTTTTGCAGTTTCTATACTTTCCTTATCTCTTGGTTTATCTAAATCTAATACTTCTCCACCAGCTCTTTCAACTCTTTTTCCTTTAACATAAGCAGTTCCAGGAGAAATTGTTACAGCAGCTAAATTATCACTTGGAGTATTAGGGTCATCACCTTGACCATTATATCCTTTTGTTGATTGATTTGATTTATAAACACCATTATTTCCAATACCATCATCTAATGACTCATCTATATTAACATTTATATTACCTAAAGCATAATTACCAGACTCTTCATATGTTCTCTCAGCTATCATATCCATTAGCCAAGCATAATCAGGTCTATTATCTATTTTTTTAACTTCACCATCATCTAATCTAACTATTTCAATAAAACTAGTATCATTAAAATCATTTAAAGATTTTTTAGCTAATGTTGTAGTAATTTTTAATCTGTCTGCACCTGGAGCAGCAAAATTAGAAAATCCCTTTGCATTATCATATAAAGAATTATCATCCTTTGCAGTAATAATTGATTCTAAAATATTCAATCCAACTCTATATTGAGGATTATTATCATATGGATCTAAAATTATTGTATCAGCAGAAACATCTACAAAAGTTCCTCTAATAAAATAAACACCATCTGTAATCCTAACAGCACTTCCAGTTGCTGTTGCATTTGTTTCTATTAAATTAGCAACACTATCTCCTACATCTATTGTAGTATTTCCATAAACAATACTTTCTTCTGCAATTAAAGGTTCACCATCTTCCAATGTAGAATCTATATTATTATCATCTGCAGTCAAATATTTAACAAATAAAGTTAAATCAGTAATATCTGGCGAATCTGATGTAGTTTTATAATCATCAACTATAACTTGTACTCCTGTATTCTGTCCTTTGAGTTTTTTACCTTTTAAACTATCTGCATATAAAGTAACTGGAAGTCCTAGATGTTCTGATTCTATTTTAACAGAATAATAACTATCATCATATGTAACACTACCAGGAATAACTAAAGAGCCTTCCTTAAATACATGTTTACCAAATGATTCAACTTGATTTTGTAATATTGATTGAAGAGTAGTTAATTCTCTTGCTTGGACAGGTCTTCCTGGTCTAAATAAAACCTTGTAAAAATTATCTGCCTGATCAAAGTCATCATAATATGGACTTATATTTAAATTAGTTTTCTGTGACATGTTTTAGAATTCCAGGATAACTTTAATATCTTCTTTTTGTCGTGCATCTCTAGTGATTAATGCCCTATTATCTAAGTAGATAATATCACCCGACTCATTATTTATCTCAGATGCTGCTATACCATTTACAAATTCAACTCCAAGTTCAACAATTTTATTTCCAGTTGGATTTGTAGTAATACCAGAAAAACCATAATTAATTTTTGCATTCCAACTACCACCAACTTGTTCTACACTTTGATTACTAGAAGCAGATGCATTGGATTCAAAATTATAAATTGTACCAGATGTATTACCACGTTCAGTGATATTATCAGCAGCACTATAATCAGTTTGATCTCCTGTAGTAGGATCAAAATATAATGATCTATCTTGATAATATTTTAAAATAGCAATTTTATCATTCTCATCCTCAGAAATAATATCATACGAAACTACATACCCAAATGCTTTACCAACTTCCACACCATTATCATAAACTTTTTGTTCAATCTTATCACCAATTGAAATAGATTGATTAATATCAAAACTATTTAAATATAGTGATTTAACAGCAGAAAATTGATTATCAGTAAATACCTGAGTAGATCCTATTGATGTTGGATTTTTCATAATACCAATTTGTGCAAATTTAGTATCAATTGGAAAATCCTTTGTTGAATCGTCAAATCTAGCATATACTAAAACTCTATCAGCACCCAATTCTTTATATAAATCATAACCATGCCCTTTTGAAGGTGGTATAATTGGAACTAATTTAGCAGGAGTATTATTACTAATTGCACCAGATGAAATGCTAGTTAAATCTACCATTCCATAAGTGTAACCTTTACCACCAACAGAAACTTGAGTATTTGTTATTTTACTTCCAACAACATCAACTATAACTTTAGCACCACTTCCATCACCAACAACATTAAATTCTTGCCCAGTACCACCAGAATATCCATTACCTTGATCGGCAATATAAACATTTTTAAGTTGATTATTATTTACATCAGAATTACCATTATCTCTAACCGCAGTTATTTGAGCATCTGTAGATGATCCCCAATCATTTGGAAGAGGTATAAATTCTGTAGCATCAAATTTTATAATATCACTTGGTGCAACTGAGAATAAAAATTTCCAAATATAACCATCATCAGTTGATCCTGCTGCTCTAGTTGGTTCTAAACCAGTAAATAATGGTTCATTTTGGGAACGATTACCTTCTTTATTAATTCCACTTGATCCATTATCAATACAAATATAAACATTATAATCTTTATTAATTACAAAGTAATTTGCATCATATAATCTAGAAGAATCTGTTATTGGTGACGAATTACTAGAATTATAATCGTGACGATATATTTCATATCTATTACCACTTGTCCAAGTTACTTTTCTAATAACTCTTCTAATATTATCTGTGGTAATTTTTTTACCAAAAATGATAGTATCTTTACTATGATTCAAATAATTAAAATCATCAGTTGGATTTGGTGTTGAAGAATTCCAATCAGAGTTACTAGCTGATCTACCAAAAGCGTTACTTATGCCAGGATTCGATAGACCTACAAATACATAATAAGAATTTGAGGTATCATTAACATCCCCCAAAAAATTACTAGCATTATTGATTCTAAACTGGTCTGTTACAATTGCGGCCATCTTTTATAGCTTTTTTCTTTATTTATACGGTTTATGTTGATTTATTTATTCCACCTGATTTCCTAATACCAATATTTCTTCTTTGTATTCTTGGGAAGGTGGATAATCCAGCATTAATAGTCTTAGAAGTTACTCCTATTGATATTGGAGTTGCAGATCTACTAAACCCAGATAATCTACCCCAAGAGAACTTACCAGAACCTTCACCAGTAGTACCAATTCCAATAATACTTGAATTAGAATCAACATTAGCAATAAAGTCTGCATTTAATCCAGTTCTATTAATTGAACTTACATAATATATGTTATCAATAAAGGTAGTACCTATTCCTACAACAGAATCATTTCCAGTTGCATATATTGAAGTTACTCCAGTTCCTATATTAGTATCATAAACATAAATTGGATATCCATTTTGAAGTTCGGTGAAATCACCAGAAGATTTATTCAAGAAGAACTTCAATGCCAAAGTTCCAGTACCACCACTTCCAAATGCAGTGGTTATTCCAGTAACTATTCCAGAGAATCCATCAATATTTCCTTGTGTAATACCAGCAACGGTTTCTGATGGAATTACTGGTGCTGGTGCAATTACATGAGGTGCAACAGTATATCCTAATCCTGGATTTGTAATAGTAATAGATGTAATATTTCCACCACTTATTGTTGCAGTTGCAGTTGCAGTTGTTGCAACACCAACCTGAATCTTAGTCCTTGGTGGTGATATTGTTAATGGGACTGTAGTAGTACTAAATCCACTTCCACTACTAGCAATTGAAATAGCATTAACACTACCTCCAGAAATAGTAGCAGTAAAAGCAGCTCCTGATAATGTTTCTGATTCATCAAGAACAATAACATCCATATTTCCAGATCCTTCATAATCAAATAATTCCACAGTATCAACAAACATTTCATTATCGGTTGTAGTGAAATCAGCAATTATTCTTGCATTTGGGAATACTAATGGTTCAATAGAAGGTCTTACTTTAGAAATTACTTCACCATTAATTGTTTTGTCGATTTTTTGCTTAATCCAAGTTAATGGTTTTGGATTAACAGCATCAATACCTTTACCATAATACAAATTAGTTTCAACTGTATCAGAAGTTGTTATACCACTAATAGTTCTCTTTTCTTGATTAGTTTTTGTACCATCACCAAATATCTGTACCTGATCACCTACCTTTATAGTTTCATCTACATCAATATAAGTAACATCAACATTATTAGTTCCTTTATAGAAGAAAATAACAACAGTATCATCAACATCAGGTGGTTCAGTAAAGGCAAATGTAGTTCCTCCACCAAATGTATAAGATTCACCAGGAACCTGTAATACACCATTAACGAATATTAGAAGCAATGCTTGTATATCCATTTCTACAGCATCATCTTTCTGGAATGATACTAATTGATCGTTATAATTTAATGGGAATCTTGTTCTAAATCCATCCTGTAAATCTTTAATAGAATCAATATAATCAAATTCTCCAACATTCCAAGAAGCAAATGCATCTGTAAATACATTATTCACAGTAAACTCTAAAGGTGTTAAAAGTGAAGAGAAATATCTATCAGTTACAATACCAATAGGTGTAAATACATCACCTCTCTTAAATCCAAATCCTTCCCTCTTAATATCAAAAGAATTAACCTCATTCGAGATAGATCCAATACCTGTTGTAGAACTAGGACTAGGATTAATATCCATTTGCAATGAAGTACCAGTATCTGTAGTTAATCCAATACCTAATCTAGATATTCCTAGTACATCAAGATTTTCATATGCAGGTGCTGGTGGTAGAATTCTTGGATTAACATAACCCTTACCAGCACTACTAATAGAGAATTTCAGTGCTCCACCACTTCCTGCTGGTGATTTACCAACATTTAAAGTAAATGAAGTTGTAGTACCAACGGATTCAACACCCAAGGTTGTATTATATGCTGGATCTGAACCTGGATTTTGCTTATCCTTTCTAGGATAAGAATGTAGACTAACATTACTATCCTGAGTACATGTAAATGTAAATGCACTTGTACCAATTCCAACTGTATTATTTGCTTTCAATATACCACTAGTAGTTCCAGATACAAATGTATGATCTGTTGTATTAGTTGAAGGTACTGAATCTAAAACTTGAATCGAGAACTGAGTGGCTGTCTTCTTAGTAATTTGTACCCACTTATTGAAAATTGGATCTGTTGCTCTTGGGTAAGTGTGAGTACTGTCATTATTATCCTTTGCACATGTGAATGTTAAAGAATTTTCTGCAATCTTAACATAATCACCAGTATTATATCCATGACTACCATTAGTTGTAATAGTCATAATACCAACATGTGGATTATATACTGCTGCTGTAGCTGTCTGCAATCCTGCAGCACTAAGTCCATGTGGAGTGGTTGTAGTGACTGTCATAATACCACTCACTGGGTCGTATGCATTACCTAAACCACCTATTGAATATGGACTAAAGTAAGTAGTACCATCCATCAAGAGAGAACTTGATAATCCACTTACATAAGTATGAATATTTCCTTGTACAACAGTAGCAGTTATAACTGCACCAGTACCTCCACCACCAGCAGATCCAACACCTACTGTAATTGAATCATCCGTTGCCGACTTAATGGATAACCAAGCACCATTAGCTTCATCAGTTGAACGTGGATAATATTGAATACTCTTATAATAATCACTAGAGCATCTAAATGCCATAGAAGTAGTTGCAATTCCAACAGTATTTGCAGATCTACTAATACCATTAGTAATACCAGAAACAAATGTATGAGTACTAACATTTGATGAAGGAGCACCAGCAATCTTAAGAACGTTAATCTCAAAGGTATCCCCACCAGTTACGTTAGAAATAGGTACATATCTTCCAGCTATAGGATCAGAAACTCTTGGATATAAATGCTGAGTAGCATCATTATCTTCTTTACATGTAAATGTTAATGATTCATTTGATATCCTAACTATTTGTCCATTTGCAAGAGCAGGAGAAGGTGTTGCACTGAGTTTAACAGTCAATATACCTACAGTTCCATTATAATATGTTCCAGTCGTTGCTGTGTAAGTATCAGCAGTTATAAGTCCATGACTAGACTTAATTAACGTTAATTCACCACTATCAGACTTAAATGTTGCATCTGTAGGTGTAAATGTTGAATAAGCACCAATACCATTAGGATTAACTGTAATTGAATTAACACCAGCACTTACAAATCTATGAGTATATGCTACATCTGTTATACCAATAGAAATATTTCCATTAAGAGTATATCCAGATCCATGATAATCTGTACTACCAATTCCAACTGATGTAATATTTCCTACAGAGTTAGTTACTGCAGTTACTGATGCACCAACTAGAGGGGCAATTCCAAGTCCACCACTAGAACCAATAGATATAATTTGTCCACCTCTAGGTAATTGATTCTGATTTGGATCGTTATCTACAACAATTAAATTACCATTGGTAGATGTAATTCCACTGAATACGAAACTAGTAATGCCAGAAACTTCTTTTGTAAAGTCGTAATTATTAAGTTGATTATTTTCAGTAGTTGGTGACTGGAATAATCCATTTAATGCTACAAAAGTACTTCCAGTTACAATACCAGCAGTATTTGCACCACCAACTTTTACTGTAAATGTTTGTCCAATACCAGTAAACTCTCCAGATATATCATCAAATACAGCATTAGTAGAATAATCTTGTCTTAAATAAACTCTTCCACTGAAAGTTGCTCTACCTGAATCTCTATTAGAAGAAGCTTTTAATCCTTGATCTACACCACTAGGTGGTTCAGTAAAGTAAATACTATCACCAACAATATTATAAGCACCTCTATACAATCTTAAAGTGGTATTATCAGCATGTGTAGATGCAGAAGTACCAACAAATCCTCTTTCAACTTCTAATATATTAAGTGTTCCATTTTCAGTTATAGGTCCAACACTGGTTGTTCCAACTCCAATATTGGTGACTTTCATATATTCATTATCTATTTTTAGAACATCATTTAATATAATAGATGAAATTCCACTGACAGAAATTAATGTAGTAGATATTCCAACTTGCCCTGCTACGTTATTAGTAATAGTTTCAGTAATTGGAGTATATGCCAATGGAGATTGAACCATACCATCCAATGTAATCAAACTCTTCTCATTTTTCTTGGACATCTCCAATAAATGATAATTACCAGTACCAAGTCCAATAAAGGTTACTGCTGCCCCTGCTTTAGTAGTTGATAATTGGAAACTATCTGAATTTGTTCCTGAAGCTTTTACATATACTTCTTCTGGTAATGGATTACCATTAGACATTAATAAACGTCCAGTACCAATACCATCTATTGAAGATCCTGGAGTATAAAGTAATTTCTCATCATTATAGAAGAAATTATTTGGAATATTAAATGTTCCTGTTGCTAAATCAACAACATCTGAAGGATTAAAATAATTACCAAAAATTGGATCTTCATTATGAGTTAATTTAAATTCATTTCTATTTGTCCTAGTTCCATTTATTGAATCATATTGTAGAAGAGATAAAGAATCTATTTCTAAACCTGAACCATACTGTAAGTCTGGTGCTAAATTAATTAAATCTAGTTCAGAGTTAAATACTTCACTATAAGTTTGAACCTGTATATCATCTCCACCAGTAAATACAGAATCTGGATGGAATACTAACTCAAAATCAGATCCATTAAGTTGCGATGAGAATGTTCCTATTCCAGTAGTAGTACCAATAGATACGAATGGATACTGCTGATAGTATACATTAGATTCATCATGTGCCATTAATACTTGATGTATAGCACTTGTATTGCCAACAGATACCCTTATAATACTCTTAGAACTGGTAACATCAGTCTTACTAAATTCAAGAATTGTTGATGCAGCAGAAACCCTATTATATGAAGATTGTAATCTTAGAGTATTTTCTTGTCCATCATTTTGAGCACTAGTTTTAAATCTATATGTTCCTATACCAGCTGCTGTTGTACCAAATCCCACAACATGAGATTTAACTGATACTTCATTACTCCTATCATTTTCATAATTTACCGATAAAACACCAGACTCAATTTTTGATGTAATTGAACCAATAGCATTTGTTGTATTAGTATCAAAATCATAACTTGAAATATAAGAGTTAGTTCCATCATGTGTTACATATAATTCAACAATCTTATTCTCATTTGAGAACGTATCATTTAATTCAACTGTTGTGAAGAATGAATCAATAGTTCCAATTCCAGAAGATATTATAGTACTTGTAGTTGCAGCACTAACGTTTTGATTAATAGAAGTTAAACTAACAAATCCAAAACTAGTTGTTCCAATACCAGTTGAAGCACCTAATTCAGTTTGGAAGATTTTTATATCAATATCATCACTGTAAATGTCAGATGGAGTCAATAGTAACTGATATGAAGTAGTTGGTTCCTTATCCCCAATAATATCTAAAAGAGGATTGGTTTCAAATATATCACCTTTTTGTATAGTATAAACATCTTCATTTGTAAAATCTATTGTTGTTAGTAATTCAGTTAATTGAATTTTCTTAGTGGTTGGATTTTTTGATTGTATTAAAAATCTTCCAAAAGATTCAGTTAATGGTAAAGTTCCATCTTTCTTTACATTATTTGTTGCATTGCGGAATAATGATACAATATCATCTACAGTTAATACTCTATTGGTAGAACACTTAAAGTAATCTACAAGTTCTTTAGTTTCAAATCTAATATATTTTGATCTTAATGGATTACTTAATGGTGCAGAATCTGTAACTAAATCAAATGCTTTAATAATATCAACTCTGTTCTCAGAGAATAAATCACGAGTTATAGTGGTAGCATCTGCTGCAGTTGATAATCCAGAAGATGTAGAAGAACTAATACCAGTATCAGCAAAATTCTTAAGTCCACTAGTATGAAGAAGATTATTTACATGACTTGATAATTCTTGATATTCAATTGGACTTTGAATAGTATATGATAAATTCTGATAATAATCATTATCTGGTAAGACTTGATAATCTTCATTTAACTTACCAGTATCACTATACCACCCTTTATTTGTATCTGATGAATAATCTACTGTAAATTTACCAGTATTATCATATAAACTGCCAATAGTAGCAATAGAACCACTGAATACTCCTTTAATTCTATCACCTTTCTTCAAATCATACTTACCACTTAATTTAATATAATCATTAGCAATTTTATCCAATTTAAGTCCAACATCTCTAAATTCAAAACCATCTGCATTATCTTTAGGGAATTTGACTAAAATAGTTTCACCTTCTGAGAAAACTGAAGATTTTTGAGTTATATTAAATCTAGGATATCTATTTTCATTAACAACTTGTCCAAAGGTTTGTACTGTTTTAGCAAGTCCTGGATTATTAGCAATATCAAGTATACTAATTTCCATTTGGAAAGGATTTTTAGTTAATCCTGGCTTAGTTACCCAAGTATCAACAACAGGGAAGAATTTATATCCATTGTCGGGTGAATTAAAACTATTTCCTCCAAAAGCTTCTTCAAATTCTACTTGTTCAACAAATGCTTTATCATTAGGTATAAATGGATCTGTTGTAAATCCAAGTACTGGAGTTTCTAAAGTAAATGTTACAATTCCAGTTGCATTATCAGTAACAACAGTACTACCAGAAGTTACTCTAGTAATTGAAATAGAGTTTGTATTATCAACAGCATATATTCTAGGAACATTTAATCCTTTAGGTGGTGATACCACTCTAACAGAATCAACAGCCTGTGTTGATTGAGATACCTCTGCAGTTAAATTTCCAGTTTCATTAACTTCTCTACTAATTTCATCAACAACAACTAGTTTAGGTGCACTTTGATATCCTCTACCACCATCAACAATTTCTATTGGCGGTTCTATAGCACCATAGTCACTTAATGAAATTACTGGAGATAATTTTGCAGTTGCCCTTAAAGTTTTATCTGAAGGATATTCAAATCCAATATTTGTAATATTAACATCTTCAATTTTATTTGCTTTAGTAGATCTTGGTAAGATTACAGCATTTTGTCCTTGAGTAGATGCAATACTTACAAATTTTGGCATTTGTTTGTATCCTACACCACCAAAATCAACCTTAATAGAAGCTACTGGACCTCTAGTAGATTTTGATTTAGTAGTATATCTTAAAACATCAGTATCACCATTATCATATATTAGAGATTCTGGTTTTTTATCTAATAAAATACTGAATGTTGTATCACCAACACCAGTAATTGAATATTCACCAGTATAATCACTTGTATGATAAGAAATTTTAGATCCATTTTTAACACTAACATCAGATGTGCTAATAAAACCAGTTTTTTCTATATTATAAAATAATGAACTTGGATTATCTTGATAATATTTTAGAGTAACAGTTGCAGTTGTTGTAACACCAACAGTTCCAACACCAGATACACTAATTAAATCTGTACTTCCTGTAGATACAAATTGATTCTCAAATTTACTGTCATAATATAGATTAAAATCATATCCCTCTAAAGAAGAATCGGAAACGTCAAATACTAAATCATTATTTCTTATGACAGGAATATTTGGATTTATTAGAGATATTTCCCCAACAAAAGTTGAACCTACACCAACCAAATTTATAACTTTTGGTGGATAATTTACAACATTATGATAAGTATTTGCTAATTTAATATTATTATCATCTACCCTATAAACAAAATATCCACCAGTTTCTAATCCACTAATAGAACTATATGTAGGACTATAATATACCTTATCACCAGTTTTAGTATCATGTCCATTAAGGGTTATAATATTTGTTCCTACATTTACCCCTACTTTTCCAAATGTCTTTGGATTAATTAATAGTTTATTGATAGATGAATTATATTTTACAATAACTGATGATGAAGTACCTACTCCAACAGCTTCATTAGCATTAACTGATAAATTAATAACATCGTTTGCTATTAAATTGTGATTAGTTGAAACAGATACTAAAGCTGAAATAGTCTCAATAGTTCCTGTTACTTGTTCAAAATTAGATTCGAACTTGTATTCAAAATCATAATCAGCATTAGATAAGAAATATAAACCACCTGGTGATGCATTGGTTGTTTCAGTATTTAATCCTATATTATCAATATCAGTAACTATACCAATAAAATCATCTGATTTATTAATAACAAATACATCCTGTGAATTTCCACTTAAAGGTATACTAAATCCTAAAGGATTTGTTCCATCATCAGATACACCAATATTTGCTTTACCTGCAGGTTTTGTAAATGTTACTTTTTGTCCTGTTTTAAATGGATGATTTGGTAAATAAATGCTTTGAGCAGGAATTGAAACATTACGTGCGGTTTCACCCACAGAAACCCATGCAGTATATCCAATACCAGTATCTCCATCAGTACCTATTCCAAGAGCTTGTTTAGGATTGAAGTAGACAACATCATCTATTTTAGACTCAAAATTATCAGTTTCTACAGGTAATATAAATTGAGTTGGATTTAATTTAACTTCTGTAGATAATGTATGTGCAGTTCCTACAACACCCCTTCTAACTCTTAATACCTTTCTATCATCAAATTTATTAATAACTGCAAGACTTTCTGTTCCTATGCCTATACTACTTCCTACAGATATTAAAGAAGTACTACCAACGTAAATATCAGTTATAATTCCTGCTGTTGCATTTGCAGCAACTTCTTGATATAAAATTGTACTTTCAGTTGCAATACCAATAGAATGTGTACCTTGAAGAGATTGAATATCTGTTGTTAATCCAGAAACTTCAACTTTATCACCAACCTCAAATTGATGTGGAGTATCAAAATGTGCTATTACTTTCTTAGAATCTTTCCAAGTAAACTTAATTTCACTATATTCATTATAAGTTGTTTCAATTGTAGATAAAGCAGGTCCATCAATACTTTCAACAGTAGCACTTAAACCATTTCCATTAGTTCCAGTATCATCAAAAGTTAATACATCACCAACCTTATAATTATCTCCCGATTTTACAATTTCAAGACTTTCTACATCACCTTGAGTTACAGCACTAATAACTGCTGATTGAGAAACAATATCATCAGATTCTATAAAGAATGTTTTAGTAAACTTATCAGCAGATTTATATGGGAATGTATTTCGTACCAATTCCGAATTATTAAAATCAAAATTTTGATTTATTAAAGATTCTTTATCTAAAGTTTTAGGTTCACTTCTATAAGTTCTTCCGATAAAATATGGGAATTTTGGTTCCATATTACCTGTAGAAGATATCCCTGCAAAATATGCATAAACACCATTAGGAAATTCAGGTGTTACACAATATCTTCCATTATGCTCATCCAAATCACCAGAGGCATCATATGAATAATCATCAGCAAAGAATCCTGCTGGATATGTAGTTATTCCAGGTCTATTAGATACTTTTGAAGCATCTAAAGTATAACTAGGACTTAAAATCTTAACAGAGCTAGTATCAAAAGGATCACTGTATCCAAATGGACCATATATTGGATTTCCATCATAAGCCCATCCAATAATAGGGGAATGTCCTCCTTCAAAATCTCTAAAGATATTGGTAATTTCTGGAGATGATGATTCAAAATAAGACTTACCAATTTGAGTTGAATATCCAACTACAGAATATCTTAATCCATATTCAGATTCTTGAAGTAAAGTACCAGGATATTTTTTACTATATGGACTTTGTGTTTGAATATTATTCAAAGGTAATTTTCTTACGTTTGAATCAATAATTGCATTTTTACCAGCTGGTATTACCTTAATTTGAGTATTGGATGTAGTAAATCCAGTACCACCATTAAGAATTACAGTATCAATTATTCTTAAATAATTGGTTGATGTTGGATCTTTATCAATAATAGGACGTATTCTTGCACTCAATCCATCCCCAACTACCTCTAAATCAGGCGTAGAGTAGTATTCCCCACCTCCATCATCTATTCTAACCTTTGATATTTTAGAGTCTATTATAATCGGTACCAGAGCAGGTTTGATATCCTTATCTCTTCTACCTACACCATTCTTAATTGTTATTTCTGGTTTATTTTCATAATTTATAACTGTATCAGAACCATATGAAGTTCCTTCCTCATATAATAATACATCAGTTAAATGTCCACGAATAACAGGTGTTAATACAATTTTATCTGAAGTATCAACAGAATATCTTATTTCAGATTCTATTTCAATATTAGGATATTTAAATTCTTGATAACCAGTTCCAGAAGAAGTAAATTGAACATAATTCTTTTCAATATAGTCTGTATTATCCGTTCCAGCAACTCCAGCATTTGCTAGTCTAAATGAGTCATCATTTTGCTTAAGTACTTTATATTGTACTGTAGTTCCAAGTCCTACAATATTTACAGAAGAACCACCACCATATACTATCTTCTCTCCTTCAGAGAATCCATGATTCTTAAAGTTAATAATTGAATCAATTGTTGATATTTTTTCTGGTTTTACAAAAACACTTCTATTCTCAAATGTACCACCTGCCTGTATTATAGCAACAGAATTTAAAGTATTTTTAGCATACTTGAGTCTAAATTTATGAGTACCAACATTTTTACCAGTTACTGCAGTATATCCTATAGTATTAATTCCTGCATTATAATCAGACTCTGTTCTATAAAGAAAAACACTACTTATTCCAAGAACTTGTGGATAATATGTTGCACCATCAACTAATTCATCATTACCAGGATTAAAGGGATTATTACTTCCTTGATATGTTCCTATACCTAAAGCAGGATAGGTATTTCTATTATAAATTAATGGTTCTCCACTCTTTAAATTATGATTTTCTTTAAACGTAATAGTTTCACTAACAGTATCTACTCCACCACCTTGTGTTATAATTCTAGCATCAAATTCTAATTCTCTATTTCTCTTTTTAATTACAGGTCTTAAAACAGTTTCATCACTATTACCACCAACTACTTTAATAGTAAGAACGTCTTCAATATCAAAATTTTGAGGATCAACTTGGATTTCACTAAGAGTACCAGAAATTACAGGTTGAATTAATGCTGTAACACCAATACTAGTAGCAACATCTATTTTTGGTGGATTAACTACATCATAATTAGTTCCTTTACTTATAACTGAACAATTTTCTAATTCTCCATAATAAATGATGTCTGATGATCTATTATTTTCAATTTCAACACCATTAATCAACATTCCAACTGGTCCTGGAATTGTTTTTACTTTTTTAGTAGAATTTAGATTTACATCTATTGAAAACTTTTTAAGTAGTTTTTGAGATTGAAGTTTTTTATTATAATGCTTTAATAGAGTAAATGTATGAGAACTTGTTACAGTTGGAATAGTAAACTCTTCAAAACCATCAGTTTCTACAAAAGATGCAGATAAGTATAGCTTAATTTGATTATTACCAACATTCTTTATATAATAAACACCTTCTCTTAATCCAGTTAATGGTGTAGTTCCAGGTGTATATTGTACAGCATCACCAGTAACAAAAGGAACATCACCAGTAAAAGATATTATTGAATATTTTCTTGTAGTTGAATTATATCCTTGTATAGTAGTGTTTGCAGTAGCACTACTAATACTAGATTTAAATATTTCATTCTCAATTGTAAATGATGGTAAAGAATTAGTAGCAACGTATAAAGATTCATGAGATTCATTATACACATTTTGTATATCTGAAGCTAAAACATTATTACCATAATCAATTTCTACACCACTACTAGAAGATTTTGTTATAATTTTTCGTAAATCATAATCCTTTCCAGACTCAAAACTTTGAGGATTTTCTATTACAACTTTATTTTGAGAAGGTGTTACACTAAGTACTCTTCTATTTGTAATAAAAACTTTTTGTTTATCTAATGCTAATGGATTACTAATTCTTTCTAGTATTTCAACAGTATCACCTACTTTTAAATAAGATTTATCAATAGAAGTCTTTAATATTAAAGGATCTGTGCCATTTGCATTATCAACTATTTGTAGTAATGTTGATGTATTATACTGCCAAGAATTTGCAAGAACTTCTTTACGTGTTTTTGCATTATTTTCAATTATTTCACCAACACCTTTAATAAGAATAGTTTCTCCTTCTAATGATAATCTATTATCATCTGATGGAACAAATTTGGATAATACTCCAGTAATTCTTAATTCAACTTTCTTACTTAAATCTCCATCTTCATATCCAAAGATAATTTCATCAGATCTTAAACTCTGTCCAGATATAATATCTGTAGTAATTGAAGATACACCCAAGAACTGGTTAATTGTTTTATCAGTATAAACAATATTTGTATTAATTCCAACAATTTCACCATCTATCTCAACACCATCACTTATAATTGTTCCAGAAGTAGAAAAACCTATTGTTGAATCTACAGTAATAATAGATGAACCAGAAGATACATTACCTATTACTCTAGTTTTTCCTGGAACATCAAACGTTCCTGTAACATATTCTTCATCATCATATCCAACAAAAATATCTAAATTATAATATTCTGCAGTACTAACACCAGTAATTCCTGTAAGTTTCTCAACTTCTGATATTGATGCAGTGCTTGTACTATCACTAGACTTAGTTATTGTTTGTCCTTCTAATTTTACTGGATCACCACTTAATCTTTCTGCAACTATTCTTTCACGTCTAATATATTTTGCTGAAGATGGTTTTACTAGGAAATTTTCAAGATCAATAACTTTTGGATCAACACCATATAATACTTGGAAAAGGATTCTAAATGATTCTTCAGTACCTTTTGCTTCGTAAAAGCTTCTTGCTTCTTTTATAAAATTATTAACATCTAAATGTGATACAAAATCAACACCTTCCAATCCTGGTGTAAGAGAAATCTTAAGTTTTTTATAAAATTCTTGTAAAAATAAGGCACTTAGGTTTTGAATAACAGCATCTTCATCATGACTAGCAGCAGTGGTATCTGAAAATACCAATGAACTTGGATCATCACTAGAATGATATGTTGTTATTCCACTAAAACCACGTTCACAACCTGTAAAAGTATTTCCTGCTATTCCAGTATAAGTGATGATTTCATCACCTATTTTTAAAAGACCGTATTGATCAGGGAAACCTTTTGTACTACTAACAGTAATACTATCATCACCAGCAGTTATACCAACACCTAAAGTTGTTCTTGCTGTTATTACTTCTGGTGTTAGATTGTCTAATTTTAGATATTGATCTAAATTATCAGTAATATCAATGGGACCGCCACGATATTCTTGTGAAATATAATATTGTTTTAGAAAATCAGCAGCTTTCGGGCTTTCAGATAATACAAACTCTGGAAGTTGATTATCAATTATTTGTTGTACTTGAACCCTTTTATCAATCCCTGTTGTAATCATATTACGTCCTTATTAATTCTCCGTTGTTATAACTTGAAGTAACTTTATATCCGACACCAGATATTTGTTCCCCTGAAGTAATAGTGTCTTTAACCATATTTATTGCACTATCACCGATGCTAAATTTTAGGTATAAATCCTGATAACCTATAACATCATTTGATTCTGGGAATGCCTGAACCTCAATTATATTGTTAGGTTTATCAGTTTCTGTTATATTAATTGTAGTAAGAATAATTTCACCCTTAATATAATCAACAGTTCCTGCATCTTCAATAATTATTATTTTAGAACCATCAACTACATCTTTTCTTATAATTTGCACAACACCTGTTTTTTTATCAGCATTAGGAGTATCTGATAGATATACAGTTTCAGAAGTTCCTTGAATTTTGAATCCTGTACTTTTAATATTTAAACCACCTGGTTTTACATTAAATTGATTACCAAAACATAATTCATATTGTGCAAATCGATTAACTAAAGCATTTAAGTTTCTTCTAATTTTAACTCTGGTAATATTAGATGTTATTGCATCATCTATATTATCAATTACACTTAAAACTTTACTATATCTAAATCTACCACCAAATTTATTAATATCGAGAGAATTTGCATATGTAGTAAGTCCTTCAACAACAGTTGCTCTTAATCCAGGAACATCTGTTACCTTAGCAGTATTATAATAAGTGTAATTTTCCAATTCAATATAAAGTACTTTCAAATCAAGGATTTTTTGATTAATTCCAGTCAAAGAATAATTTTTTAAATCAGAAAGTATCTGTTGTTTATCAAAATCAGAGACAAAATCACCATTTTTAGGCTTAATTGTAAGAAAAACGGTACCAAATTGAGGTGGATCCATTTCTTCACCACCAACTACTGATACACTTTCAGTATTTGGGTAAATTGTTTGTATAATTGACTCATAATCCCTTGCTGTAACTGCTCTATATTGCGATGAATACAGTCTAGGAGCGAAGTATTTAATAGAGTTGATTGATTCTATATCTCCACCATTACTAGCACGTTGAAGCGTTGTTATAGTGGAAGTATTTGGTGTTATTGATTGTCTTTCCGATACTCCTGAATTTGTTACTTCTTTTTGAACAGTACCTGCAAATGAAAATATATTTTCAGTTCCTGCATTTCCACCAGGTCCATTACCTTCTACACCATCAGTAACAATATACTGAACAGTTATTTTTGTTTCATTTGGTAACTTTTTACCAAAAATACCATCACCAAATAGAAGTTCCCATTTTTCATCTTGAACTTCTTGAAGCAAATATATCTCAGAATCTTTGTTTATATTAAGAATATTATCTACTTTAGTATATAATACTCCCTTTCCTAAATTAAGACTTCTATAATCTCCACCACTTGTTGGTATATTTGCATATACAACCAAAGTTGATGTATCAATATCGGGATTATCTAAGATAAATCGTTGATCTAAAGAACCATCAACAGTAAATGTTTTAGTTAGATAAGTACCTTGATATACTGTTATTGGATAATTTACTACTCCTATAGTATTTTCAACTTTAATACCGCTAATTTCTATATCTTGGGGAATAGAAAAGGTATATGTAGTATCTTCTTGCACACCAGTACATACTAAACCTTCTTTCAAATAAAGCGACCTATAAGGTACGTATGGATTATTAGGATCTGCTGAATTTGGATCTATTAAATTTTCCCCACTTAAATTTAACTGTATTTCTGCTTTTGCAGCAGTTTTGGAGCGTGGTACATAACCTATATTTCTTGCTAACGAAACAACGTTTTCTCTGACAGTTGCTGAATCTAAGAAAGACTCATTAACTACCATATTGGAGTTAAATGCTGTAATGTAAGTATTATACGCTAGAGTATCAATTAAGACGGAAAAATTGGAACCTTCGAAGTCAAAATCGGTAAAATTCGAGTTTGCACGAAGATAATCCTTAATAGATGTCTTTATTTGATCAAAATCTAGGTTTGTAAATTTAGTAAAAGGCATATTATCTAGTGGCTTCTAATATGAATTGAAATGCTTGGGTAGGAAACTCTTGTCCGATGATGTCAAAGTATATATTTACTTCAAATTCATTGTCATCAGGTCTAGGAAAGACTTCAATGTTTAAATTTTCAACTCTAGGTTCAAAATTGTCTATTGTAGTCTGTATTTGCCTCTCTATAACCGATGCAGTACCAAAATCAACGAAATCAAACAAGCTACCTCGTACATCAGTACCTAAAATAGGGTTAAAAAACCTTTCTCTAGGGATAGTTTGGACTAAATTCCTTACAGATCGCTTAATTGCGTTCTCATTCTTAATTATTGTAAGGTCTTTTGTTACTGGGTGAGCATTAAAGGATAGACTAATATCTTTAAATGATCTAGATACCCTTGTTTTCATTCATTTTAAGCAGTTTTTCTAGGTTTATTTATACTCATTTTATCCAAATATGTATCAGACATAAAAAAACGCCCCAAAAGGGACGTTTAACGTTATTTTCCTTGTCCTCTGTACCTTTTACGAGCCGAGTTACGGGATGTAGCAGAGTATTTTGAGTGTTTTCCGTTCCCTTGACGAGATTTTTTCGGAATTGCCTCTACAAACATGTCTCCACTGAGACTTTTTTTCATTTTTGCCATAATTTTTTACCAAGGGGTACCATTTTGAATTTTGTTATGCTCCATTTGTCTAGATAAATCACCTTCTACCTTTTGTTTATAGTTTAAATTTGGCATAAGTTGTTGTGTTGCCCATTGATCATGAACCCAACCAATAACTTGTGATTCTGTAAGGTCATTAAATGGAATTAAAGTGCCTGAAGGACGTTTTAGTATACAATCTTCAACAACTTGTCCTATTATTGATGCATCAGAGTCATCTACAGCATTAGCTTCAATTCTAACATTGTAGACATACCCATCCGAGGCTTCTCGCTGCATATCTCTTATTTTCCATGTAGTAGTATAAGCCATTTTTAGTCTTTTAACATGATTGTTCGTAAATCCTCAGGGTGAGGTATACCATTTATATAGAAATCTTGAGATAATTCCTCTAATTTATCGAAGTATTCATCTTCTGTAAGGTTTTCATAAAGAAGTTTTTCCTTACAGAAGATACTATACCTATATGACTCTTGTTTTTTCATGTCCAACCCTTACACGAGGATCGCACCAGATTTCAAAACCTGCTTCTTTCGCATCAAGACAGAAAGAAACGTCCTCACCGCACATATCTTGCACTTCTCCTGATTCGAAGACTTGCATTTTAGGTGCGAACCAAGGATACTTCATTTCCTCATGCTCGAAGACTCCATTTTTAATTAGAAGCCAACCGAAACCTGTATAATCAACTGTGAAAGGTTTGCGACGTTTGGATATACTTTCGATAGTTTCATGATTCATCACTCCACCATTGCTACGAAAATCATCCTCATCTAACCAATGTGCTACAGAAGTAGTCTTACCATCTTCGGTACAATACCAACCTGCTGCTAAATCCTTATCCATTAATACTAACTGAAAGAATTTCTCAGAATTGAAAACAATATCACTATCAATCCATAGTTGATAATCATACTTTAACTTACCATCCCAAGGTTTCTGATCAGGACCCCTTAGAACGTTTGCTCCTAGACATTTACATCTGGCAAAGTTTACCATAGATGAATAGTCTTGAGAGATTTGGATACTTGCTCCTGCCTGTACCAAATCAAAACATAACTGAACAAATGATTTCAAATATGCATATGAAACTCCTCTACCAGGTAAGCAAAACACAATTGCTTTACCTTTTAGCATTTCTTTTGCTTTATCGTAATCCCATTCAGGTGCTTTATTAACTGCTGGTGACTTAGCTTTTACTGTAAATCCTTTAGCCATAATATCTTGTAATTACAATGCAATTATATCAGTTTATATAGTAATTGTCAATAATTTAAGACTCTAATGCTAAATTTAAACTAATACAAACTCTTGGTGTTTCTGATTCGTTTGCTTCAACTTCATGCTGTACATCTGAAGGAAAAACTACTATATCTCCTTCATATGCATTTATTCTATAATCAGGACATCTACCTAAACGTTGATATAATCCCCATCTAGAATGTGCTGATGGATCTCTAAGATTTAATAGATTATGATTATCAGTCAAATACCATACAACTGCTAAATCAGAAGCAGGATGAGTATGTAATACATTATAGTTACCTTTGTAATTTACATTTAACCACCAATTACAAAACCTAAAACTAGGTAAGAAGTGTAATTTTTCTCTAATATAATCACAATACTCAAAAGGTAAGTTATCTAAACAATGCTGAGACGGACTTTGATATCCTCCCCTATTTGATATTTGTGTACTAGAGTTCTCATTTTGAAACTCTCGTGCCCATTCATGTATTCCATTAGGTAGTTTTCCTCTTAATAACCAAAAAGGTGTTGAGAAAATATCAGTTGGTTCTTTCATCAATAATCAATAAGAAGCGTCTGCCAGTATACCATTATCACTATTATCATATTCAACCTTTGTATAGGTTATCTCATCTGTAAAGTAAGACTTATATATTCTACCCCATATTATATCAAACTCCTCTTCATTCAAATCTTTGAATAAACATTGCTCTTGCAAATATATGTGGT